ATGATGCAACTGCCATTGTTACTGTAAAAGTTCCTGATGTTGGAATTGTTTTAACTTCAAAAGTATTTGTTGTAAAATCAGCTGCCACAAATCCTGTAGGAGCAGTAACACTTGAAAACGTAATATAGTCACCAACCTCTAAACCATGACCTGCCTTATTAACAGTTACTGTCGTTGAGGCATTGGTGGTATTAAATGTACAAGAAGTTAAAGCTGTGCCAAGAGGTGTAATATCAAAGAATTGACTCTGATAATAAATAACTAATAGTTTAGAAGTGCCAATAGCTGCATATTTTTTACCATCTAATGCGGTCCATGTAAGTTGATCACGAGCTGGTCCTGCAAGAGTTTTATTAACTAATTCTTGCCAACCACCTATTTTTTCAGGTTCTCCATATCTAAATCTTATATTATCACCATCAATCCATTGCCCTTCGGCTCCGGTTGCAGTTTGTTGTTTATTAAAACCTGGCTTAAATTGAATCTTTTGTAATGGCATATTTTTTGGGAAGTATTATATTCCAATCTATTGTAGATAGCAATTCTTCTAGTTTTACTTCTTTTAAACTATGATTTTTCATATATTGTATTAGCTCTTTAGTGTCTACTAAAATCCAATTTTTATCATCCTCAAATAAAACTTTATCTGCTTCGCTTTTATAGTTTATAAGTTTACCTTTCTTATCTTGAGGAAAGTCGCTTAAATAACGAATGTCAAATTTATAGTATTGATTAGATTGTTGTAATAATCCCTCTACTTGATAACTATTACTTTTGTGCCATGTAACATTTGTAAGGCATTCGCTTACGAATTTAATGTTCATGTAATCTTGTAACATATTAATATGCGATCTTGAATTAAATTAAAATTTAATTCACTATCTTATCTTCAAGAGGTGCGGGTTCGGCAAAAGGGTTTGGGTTAACTGGTGGTGGTGCAACTCCGATAGATGTGGATTATTTAGTGGTAGCAGGTGGAGGTGGAGGTGGAATAAATTATGGAGGTGGAGGTGGAGCTGGTGGATATAGAACATCATTTCCAGGTGGAACAAAAATTACATTAACAGGAGGAGAACCTACACCAATAACAGTTGGTGGAGGTGGAGCAGCAGGACTAAATCCTGGCACACCAACTCAAGCTTCAGATGGTAATCCTTCAATATTTGATACAATTACATCAACAGCTGGTGGAAAAGGTGGAGGGGATACATTAAGTGGTGGCCCAGGTGGATCAGGAGGAGGTGGATCTGGAGAACAAGCACCATCAACTGCAGGAACAGGTAACTCTCCTCCAACAAGTCCTTCTCAAGGAAATAATGGTGGAGCAGGAACAGGTGGTCCAAACGGAGCATCAGGAGGTGGTGGAGGAGCAGGAGGTGCAGGTACAGCTAGTGCTGGATCAGGAGGCGGTGGAACTTCAGGACCAGGTGGAACAGGTTCTCCTAATGTAATTTATGATAGCCCAACAGTTGGCACACCAGGACCAGCACCAGGTAGATATTACGCTGGAGGTGGAGGAGGCGGTGGTGCAACACCACTTGGTAGTTATCCTTTAAGAGGAACTGGAGGAACAGGAGGTGGTGGAGATGGAGGGTCATCAGGTTCTGATGTGCAAAATGGTACTAATAATACAGGAGGAGGCGGAGGAGGAGGTCCAGGAAGTGGTCCTCAAAGTGGCGGAAATGGTGGTTCGGGAATAATTATTATTAGAGCACCATCTGAAGCTTCTTTTTCAGTAAGTCCTCCAACTAATACAACGGCAACTACTCCAGGTGGATGTAAGGTTGCAGTGTTTACAGTTAGCGGAACTATACGACAAGGTTAACATAATATAGATATGGCTCATTTTGCAGAATTAAACAAAGATAATAAAGTTCTACGAGTGGTGGTTGCTTGCAATCAAGATATAGCCAATAATGGAGGAGAACTATCAATTGAAGCCGCAAATCATTTTGCAACAGTTTGTCCGTTATCTATTAACGGAATAAAATGGGTACAAACATCTTACAATAGTAACTTTAGAAAAAAATATGCTGCGACAGGTGATACCTACGATTTAATAAAAGATAAATTCATAGCACCACAACCCTATCCATCTTGGAGTTTAGACAACAATGATGATTGGAAAGCTCCAATACCTTATCCAGAAGATGGACAAAAATACACTTGGAAAGAATATGAGGGATGGGTGAAGTTTTAAGAAAGATGTAACAAATATAAAAAATTTCTGTATCAGTTAACTTTAAAAAATAAATGGAAAATTTTATAAGAATATATAAAGTTGATAAAAAATTATGTGACAATTTAATAAAATATCATAAATTAAATACAGAATACAAAAAACTAGGCGAAACAGACCATGGAGTAAATAAAGACTATAAAGATTCTATAGATGTACGTTTTTATAATCATTCTACAAATGAAACTATATTAAATTTTTTTAAAATTTTAAGTGAATGTGTTGTTAAATATTTAACAGAATTTGATATTAAATTTCCTGTAGTTACAGATACAACAAATTTAATACAGTATTATCCAAAAAATGGTGGATTTAAAATTTTTCATCACGAAAATGGTAGTTTTATTACGTCACACAGAAGATTAGTTTATATGTTGTATTTAAACACTGTAAAAAATGGTGGAACAGAATTTAAATATCAAAATACTATTTTAGAAGCTATAAAGGGAAATTTAGTTATATGGCCAGCTGAATTCACTCATTTACATAAGGGAGTCATATCTAAAAATGAGGAAAAATATATAGCAACTGGCTGGTTTATAATAGATCAATTAACTTACAATCAATTTTTTAAGTCTAGCCCTTAATTTACCAATTAAAGTTGAATATTCCTCGTTAATTTTAATTAATGTTTCTATATGCAGTTGATGTTTTTCAATTCGCTCTAATAGTTCTTTATTTATTTCTACCTCAGATTTTTTAACCATCTTTTCCATCTGAAGATTAGATTCTAGTTCTTTTATTTTATCTTCTAAACTCATTTTTTAAACCAAGCAGGTAAACCTAAATGCGGTCTTCTATCAAATAGATTTTCCTTTGATCCCTCCGTTGCCTCATTATTATAATGCAAAAACACCTGACCACAGTTTTCACCTTGAAAGGCATCTCTCCAATGTTCTAACAAATTTCCTCTATAAACCAACATATCACCAGGTTTTAAATCAACTTTGATACCTTTAGGTGCGTTAGGTTTTACTAAATTCTGTGCCTCATTAATTACATTATCTGCACCTGTTGGATCTAGATAGATTGGCCAAGGATCACCTCCTAAATTTAAGGTCGTAGATATTTCGCAGCTAAATCTATCCTTATGACGTTTTAAGATATCTCCTTTTTTATAGATACGAGCATAAGAATAATTAGGAGTTAATTTTAATCCCGTTAACTTTTGCATTACAGGGTAAACTTTAACAAGTAAAGTTTCCATAGCTATATCTCCATAGTGAGAATAGGTATTAGGCACTTGTTGATCAGTCCAAACACCAAAGTATTCAGTAAAAGTTGATATGAAACGAGTGTCAAATAAAGTTTGAGCAACTCTTCTTTTTAATAAGAAATATTTATAAATAAAATCAGCCATTTCTTCAGAGATAGCTTTTTCTATAACTATGTATTTCTTCTTTTTAAAACTCATTTTCTAACCACATCAAGTATCATTTTTCTAACCGCCTGTAAATTAAAATGAATAAATCTAAAAGGTTCTATTCCTAAATCCACAGCAAACTGATGTTCTAAGAATGCAGGAAATAGAATTAAGGTTCCTGGTTGAGGTTTATAATTTATAAATTGAGATCCAAACGTTATTTCCGATTCATTTTTTAAAGGAAGTTGAGTCACACATTTTCCAAGTCGAGGATCATGAAAGACTGGATAGGAAGTTTTATCGGAGCATTTTAAAAAATAGAATCCTGATATATGATTATCATAATGAATATGACCTTCATGATGACCGCCACCATTTTTTCCAAACTCTTGAACCCACATTTCAGTCCAATAGATTTCATAATCATTTAAATTATAACCCATGTGATCTAAAACATTAAAAGAAGATTTACTTACAAAGTCTTGAAGTTCTTTAAACTCAGGTACATTTATAAGCGATCTTGAATGATGGGACATACCAAGATCACCAATATTTTTTTTAAGATTCTTGCTTCTTGTTTTAATATTTATTTTATTATTATCTTTAGCTTCTTTAATAAAGGGATCAGTTGCTTTGATTAAAGGTTTAACCCATTCAGGAATCACGGTAGAGTAGACTGGTGAAATAAAATAACCTGTGAAATCTAAATTCATAATTTATCTATAAGGGTATCCTAGGTTCCAAATT